TCGTTATCGTGATATGGCACTACACCCAGAGTGTGACAGTGCAGTAGATGAGGTAGTAAACGAGTTTGTTGTGAGTGATGCTCATGACACTCCCGTTGAAGTAAATTTAGATAACCTTGATGCTGGAATGGGTATCAAGAAAAAAATAAGAGATGAGTTTGAGTACATCAAAAGACTTTTAAACTTTGACAATCGAGCACATGAGATTGTCAGATCTTGGTATATTGACGGAAGATTATATTATCATAAAGTTATAGACCTAGAGAATCCTAAGAAAGGTATTACGGAACTTCGTTATATTGATCCTATGAAGATCAAGAAAGTTCGTCAGAAGATTGATAATAAAAAGAACATGGATTCATTGCAAAGACAAGCAATGAAAGGAACCGCACTAGAGTACGAGTACGGAACATTTGTAGATTATTACCTCTATAATCCAAAAGGTTTTTATAAAGGTGGTGTTTTAGGACCTGTTGGTGATATGTCATTGTCACAAGGTGTCAAGATGGCAATAGATTCTATAACATTCTGCCCTTCTGGACTACAAGATTTAAACAAGAGAATGACTCTTGGTTTCCTACACAAGGCAATCAAGTCTCTAAATCAACTTAGAATGATCGAAGATTCTCTAGTTATATACAGACTTTCTCGTGCACCAGAGCGTAGAATATTCTACATTGACGTAGGTAATCTACCTAAGGTAAAGGCAGAACAATATCTCCGTGACGTCATGTCTCGTTATAGAAACAAGTTAGTATATGATGCTAACACAGGAGAGATGAGAGATGACAAAAAACATATGAGTATGCTCGAAGACTTCTGGTTACCACGTAGAGAAGGTGGCAGAGGAACAGAAATTACTACATTGCCAGGTGGTCAGAACCTAGGTGAACTCAAGGATGTTGAGTATTTTAAAAAGAAATTATTTAACAGTTTAAACCTACCTCCATCTCGTCTTACAGACGATAACAAAGGATTCAATCTTGGAAAAACAACTGAAGTTCTTAGAGATGAACTTAAGTTCACCAAGTTTATTGGACGTTTACGTAAAAGGTTTGGAGAATTATTTCACGATATACTCAAGACTCAACTCATCCTGAAAGGAGTCATATCTCCTGAAGATTGGGATGAGATGAAAGAGCATATACAGTATGACTTCCTCTTTGATAATCATTTTAATGAATTGAAAGAGAAGGAGTTAATGACTCAACGCATTCAACTTGCAACTCAAATGGATGTATTTGTTGGTAAATATTATTCAATTGAATATATCCGCAAACATATTCTTGAACAATCTGAGAAAGAGTATAAAGAGATTGACAAGCAAATGCAGAAAGAGATTGATCAAGGTCTTGCTATGGATCCTATTGATGTGACTCAACTAGATCAGATGGATCGTATGAATACAGCGTATGCTCCAGAAATCCAGTCACAGCAAGCAGATGACCAAGCAGCACTTGACCAAGCAGCTGCGGATGACGCTCATAAAAAGCAACTCCAAATGGCAAAATCTCAACCTGCACCTACAAGTAATACTAAATAATTAATTATTATGTCTGAAGAGAACAAAACTGATCAAGCAAATCCCGAAGCTGAAGTAATGGATGTTGTATCACATATAGCTGATAACAAACGTGCAGATGCTATTGACAAACTTCAAGATTTGCTTTACGCAAGATCAAGTGACGCTGTTGATCAATATAAAAAATCAGTAGCAGCGACATATTTTCAAGAACCCCCAGAGGAAACGCCCGATGAAACTGATAACGGAAACGATTGAAGATGTACAAGTAATCACCGAAGGTAAAGGTGATAGTAAAAAATTGTACATAGAAGGAGTATTTCTTCAATCAGAACTAAAGAACCGCAATGGACGTATGTATCCATTCTCAGTTCTACAGAAAGAAGTCAATCGTTACAACGAAGAGTACATTAAAACATCACGTGCTCTTGGTGAGTTGGGACATCCAGACGGACCTACAGTCAATTTGGATAGAGTTTCTCATAGAATTGTATCTCTTGCAGAAGATGGTACAAACTTTAGAGGTAAAGCACAAATTTTAGATACTCCAATGGGTAAAATTGCATCATCTCTACTAGGTGAGGGTGTAAAATTAGGTGTTTCATCTAGAGGTATGGGTTCTATTGACAAACGTGAAGACTGTAACGTAGTTATGGATGACTTCATGTTAGCAACAGCAGCTGATATAGTTGCTGATCCTTCCGCACCTGATGCTTTTGTTAATGGTATCATGGAAGGTAAAGAGTGGGCTTGGGATAATGGCATACTAAAGGAGACTAAAGTTGCTAAATATCAGAGTTACATGAACAACGCAACACGCAGAAACTTAGAGGAAAGAACACTGAGAGTGTTTGAAGATTTCCTTTCAGGTTTGTAATTAACTAAATAAACATAGATTATTCACAGTAATTTCAGGGAAGACTTACGATGTCAAATACATTAAACGAAAAGTTTGAGGAATTCGCCACCGAGCAGGCTGATGTTCTCAAAGAATATCAGGATCCGATGCCAACAGTAACTGCAACAGTAGTTCCTGGTACTGGTTCCGAACCAACTCAAGTTTCGGGTGATCCACAACAGGCTTCAAGCGGAAAGGATGAACCATCAGGTTCTGATCCTAAAGTTCCAGAGGCTGTTGCTAACGGACAATCAAGAAATGATTTGGGTGGATCCCAGTCACCTCCTCTTCATGCTGCTAAAGGTGAAGGTGAGCAAAATCCTGGTGCTAAGGCATCCGCACCTGTATCTCAGGACACTAGTGTATCATCCCCATCTGGTAAACCAGGTGACGAAGCAGGTCCTAATTCCCTAGGTGCTGAAGTTACAAACGGAACCTCTAAAGGTCCTGATGTGAAGTATCCAATTAAACCATCGTTTGAATCTGTGGATGTATCTGACGATGTAAACGCCCTCCTTGAGGGAACAGAACTCTCTGAAGAGTTTGCAGAAAAAGCAACAACTATTTTTGAAGCTGCTATCAAAGCAAAACTTTCTGAAGAGTATGACAAGATTGTAGAACATTTCGCTAACGAATCTGCTGAGAAGATATTTGCTGCTCAGTCAGAACTCGCAGAAGAAGTTAACGGAACTGTAAACTACGCCGTGACTCAATGGCTTGAGGAGAATCAATTAGCTGTTGATCGTGGTATAAAGAATGAGATTACTGAAGACTTTATGATAGGTCTTAAGAGTCTCTTTGAAGAGCACTACATTTCTATCCCAGACGAGAAAGTGGATGTGGTAGAAGGTATGGCTGAATCAATTCGTGAGATGGAAGAAAGACTAGACGAACAGGTCAAGTCCAATGTGAAACTTCAAGCTCGTCTAAATGAGTCTGCAAGAACTACTATTCTGGCTACTGTGTCAGAAGGATTGGCAGATACTCAGAAAGACAAACTCAGCAAACTTGCTGAAGCAGTTGACTTCGTATCTGAAGAAGACTTCACTAAGAAGGTAACAACCTTCAAGGAAGCATACTTCTCAGAGAAGAAATCTGCACCTGCAACTTCAGAAGTTGCTGATGAAACTCCAGTAGAGGGAGCAGACACAACAGTAACAACTCCAGCAATGGATGCGTACACTGCTGCACTCGCTCGTTGGAAATAAATTATAATTTAACTTTAAATTCGGAGCAATTAAACAAATGTTTAACGCACAAGCTCTGACAGAAAAGTGGAACCCTGTTCTTAGTCACGAAGGCACTGAGCCTATCAAAGACAATTATAAAAAGGCAGTTACTGCTGTTCTGTTAGAAAACCAAGAAAGATTCCTACGTGAAGAGCGTGGAATGATCAACGAAGCAGGTGGTTCTGCTGGTAACGTATCTGGTGCTATTGGTGCTAGTGGATTATCAGGTAGCGGACTAACCACTCAAACTGGTGGACTAGCTGGATTTGACCCTGTTCTAATCAGCTTGATCCGTCGTGCTATGCCTAACCTAGTAGCATACGACATCTGTGGTGTACAACCAATGTCAGGACCTACAGGTCTTATCTTCGCAATGAAGTCACACTTTGAAGGTAGAAGTGGAGCAGAAGCTCTATTTAACGAGCCTGACAATGACTTCTCTGCTGGATTTGATGCATCTGCAAATGCATACGACACAGCAAACCCTGTTGCAGGTTCTAACCCAGGTCTTCTTAACGATGCTACTGGTGGTGG